TCTCAATCGATGGATTTTTTGTACTTTGCACTCCATGCTTCAGAGACGCCACCTCCGCCGCCTTCACCACCTCCATCAGAAGAGGAGCCATTCCCGTTGCCATTGCCATTTGAGTGATTTCCATTTTCATTTCCCCCATTACCATTATTTTTTGTTTCTTCATCGGAATCATCACCTTTTTCCTTACGAAGATATCCACCTATACCAAGAATATATCCACGAGGTATTTTTTTACACTTTTCATCAGTGTTGCAATAGTAATATCCTTTTTTGCAGGACTTCTTAGACATCACTTACTATCAGATTCATTATTATTTAGAAAACCTTGTTTGAGTAACTTTGAAAGTTCTGATGTAGACCCAACAAATAAAGCGTTATTTGTTACATTATTTGGTCCCTTACTACCATTATCTTCTTCCAGATCTTTTAACTTTTTCTGAAGATCTGCTAATTTATCTGTAGTATCTGCAACAGATTTGATTAATTGCCCTGCAACTTCATATGCTCTAGGACTTGCACTTTCACCTGCAAGTTCCATAATACCATTTATTGCTTCTTGACCCTTTTCAATCAAAGAATATAAGTTTGCTCTTGTATATTCATAATCTTTTTTAATATCATTCTTTTCCACTTTTAGTGGAACAGGTTTTACTGGTTTTGACTCAACAATACTACTTTCAATATTGAGTGCTTCATCAATAGAATCATAACTATTAGTCATTGTTATTAGATATCAATTTTACGGGTTGGACTGAATGTCTTGGAATCTGCAAAGAATTCAGTTGTTTCCGAGAATCCAAAATCATCACCTGGCATTAAAAGTTTATGGTCCAATTCATCAATTACACCATCATCATTTTTATCGATTTTGGATGTTGGTGTAACTGTATAACGAACTTCTCGTTTGGCAGTCTTAATATCTGTACTGGTGTACATATCAACCTGAACCTTACGGATAAGTCCATCACTACTATCAGCAACAGGACCAAACAGATAAGTTTTTGCTGTAAACTGTAAAGTATGTATCAATGCACGTCTAGTATCAAAATTTCCTTCATAATCATCTTGAAATCCAACACTCTCTAAAATAATAGGAATATCTCTTTTTTCTCCAATAGAATCTACCAAATCAATAGTTAAATTGAAATGTGGTTGGAAATATGGAAGGATTTGTTCTAATATTTGTAATGAATCGTCGTTTAGTTTTGAAAGAATATTTAATTCAAATCCAATATTATATGGAACTGGCATAAAAACTTTTTTTGCCTTACTACCATCATCACAAGTTTTAAACGTTTGAACTAAACTTGATTTTCGGGTAGCGTCATAGTTAATAGATGTCATTTCAAACGACATTCTTGGCATTGTGATTTGAACTGCTTTGTTCAAATCTGCTTGTTGTGTAATTCTTGCTAAAAACTTTTGACTAGGACCATATGCAAGAGGAACCTTTACTTCACTAAAATTTGTATCGTTTTCTCCAGCATGGCGAACATGGATATCGTTAAATAATGTTCCAAAACCAATAATTGTTTTTCTAACAATTTCGTGATAATAATAAGTTCCTAACATTAAAACGTACCAAATGGATTTCTTTCTGTAAAGTCCAATATTTTATCTGCTTGGACTTGGAACTCATCGTTCTCAGTATATTTATCGTATAAGTCTTCGTGTCTATATTCTTGAACTGGGTAGTAAGCTCCAGACTCTTGTCCAACAATATCTTCTCCTCTTTGGAATCTTGTTTGTGTTTCTCCAATTCCGACGTTGGAAATCTTAAGGATTTTAGTATCCTGATCCCATTCTTTAACTCTTGCTCGTGTTTGAGATCTTGATCCAACCACCAATTCATTGAATAAGTAAGTTCCAACACCGGCAAGAGTTTCTGGATCTGCAATAGTTACTTGTGGAGGAGAACTATATCCTCTACCAGCATTTTGAACGTAAATTGACTTAAGAACATTTAAAGTTCCATCACGACCGATAGATGTAATACCAACAGCGGTATGTGCAATGCCACTCGCTGATGGAGCAGCAATTGTTACTGATGGTGCAGTTCCATATCCAACACCACCATCGGTGATCGTAAATCTGATAACACCTTGTCCAGAGGTAACAAGTCTACAAGTAGCAGCAGCACCAGTTCCACCACCACCAGTTATGGTAATTGTTGGTGCAACTGTATATCCTGCACCAGCATTGGTAAGAAGAATTCTTTCAAGACCAGTAACTCCTGCTCTTGTTGTTATAAAACCAACAGCGGTTGCATTATCTCCGATCTGACCTGTTGGAGAAGATGTAATTCCAATAATAGGTACTGATGTGTAATTTCCTCCATCATTATTTAAGAAAATTTCTTGGATATATCCACTTGGAACAGATCCTGAAATTTGTGCAGTTGCAGTTGCTGTTCTACCAATACCAATCAACTGAAGTTGAGTAATGAATCCTTCATCTTGAACTTGAGTATCGATAGTTTCGATTGTTGTATCGATAACTTCATCCTCATATTCAAAGAGTTCACATTTAAGTTGATAAACGTAATTTTTACCTAACTGATAAAATGGATCTTCGTGTTCAACAAATTTTACTTCAAATAATCTTTGTCCTAATGGAAAATAAATTAAATCTCCTTCTCTTGGGCGAGTTGGAGTTGGCATTATTGAATCTTCGGTGCCATCATCCTGACCAGCCATAAATGGAGCAATGAAATCTTCAAACCTTTCTTTTGAAATTGTTAGAATCAGTTCATCACGAATGCTGACTCCAAATTTAGTCATAATATCGCCAGCACCACCATATCCTTCATAGGTGTTTACATATGCTTCTATTGCAAAATTATCATCAAATTTTGAAGTTTGAACTTCTTCCAATACAGTCTTTTTATTTACATATTTTCTTGGAATATATGTAACTTCAACACCATGCATTGACAGGTGCTCGTTTATTAGATCTTGGACCAATCTTTGTTCAGATGCAGTCCCTTGTAAAAAGAATGGATTAAGTGCCATTATCCAATAAAGTCGAGAGGTGGAAGTTCATACTCTGAAGACATACGTGATTTAATATCTGCCAATTCTTGTTCTGCTTGTTGCAGAATACCATCACCATTCATCTCAAGACCGCCTGGAAGTTTTACTCCTCTAAACTTACTTAAGTTTCTACCCCATTGACGTTTGATCAGAGCAGTCAAAAATGGTTTTATAAAACTATCATTGTAAATTTGAGTAAATGATACAGGATCCAGTGCTCTATAACATTCTAAAATAATAAACTCACCTACATTTTGCGAACCCCAATCAATATCTAGATATAATCTATCTTGCCTCTTATTAAATCTTACTTGTTTATCTGGAGTAAGTAGAAAATCAATATCCTCAAGATAAGTTTTAGTCATTGCATACTGTAACAACTCTACAGAGTTGAAATAATACATGTCATTCAAAAATAATTGATATTTAATACTAAACATTCCACCAGAAATAGAACTAGTATCAAACTTAAATATCTTTTCTACTCCAATAACCGATTCTGGAACTTGGATATAATTTGAATTCTCATAGAAACTGAAAGTTGTTGCAGTTCCTACAATTGTTGATTCGCCAGTAGTAACTGTTACTCCTATTCCAGTTTTTGGTGCTACTGTATTTGATCCTGAAGATTCTGCTGCAGTACCTCTATCAATATCACCTTGTGTTATCTCATACTTGAGATACATTTTTTCCACACCATCAAAATGGCGCTCATTAAAATATTGAATGGCATCATCAACTAGATCATCAATTTGATCGTCGTCTACATTAATCTCAAGAACTGGGGCACCAAGTTGACGTAAACAGTAGTCTATGAGTCCTTGTCTAGATGATGGTTTTGCCATATTAACCTTCTAATTTTGCTTTAAGATCAGCGTTCTCTTCAAGTAGAGATTCTACTTGTTCTTTAAAATCTTGAGACATAGTTGCCAACTTTGCCTCAAGAAGAACATTTTGATTTGATACCGCTGCTAACTTTGAATTATAAATTTTGATGAGAACGTTAACATCAACTTCACTTTGATTATCCATTAATTACCTCAGAAAGTTCCCCCGTCAAGTGTTGAAGTCCAGTGGGGTTTGTTAGTATATATTACGCTAACAGTATTGGGAACTGAAGCAAGATTTGCAATTGCTCCATTAACACCTTCTCTCCTAAGATTGTCGGATGTATTAAATGTTCCCTCAACACCAATTACATTAACAGAATTTGCTCCAGTAACAGCAGTTTCAACAACACCATAAGCACCAGTAGTATCCTGTCTGATGATATCTCCTGCAGACGCAGTAACAGCACTGCCAAGAGCAAGGGTGTTCTTAGTGATAGCAGTCAACATCTGTTTAGATGCGACTACAGGCGATGCAACGGCATTTGTGGATCTCTGAAGACCAGTGTCATCAAAGTAAACTATACCACCAGTATTGTAATCACCAGATTGGTAGTAGATACCTTTAATATCTAAGAAACCTTTGGTCCCATTGACAAGACTACTTGCAATACTTGCATCTGGAACATACGTCCATCTTCTACTGTCATCTGCGTGAGTACCGTGGTTATCAGCATCAGCAGCACTATTTGCAATAGAACTATCATCAAAACCAAAGAAACCTTCTTTATTATTTGAAGTTCCACTACTTGTGTTGTAACTGAAAGATATACCTCTATCAGTATTACTATCGTAAGCGTGAGTAAGTGTTACTTGAGAAGTTGTTGTAATACCAGCAGTACTATTTGCTGACATCGTAACAACTTTAGTGCCTGTGTTAAAGGCAGTAATTGATGTTGCACCAGGAATATTTGCGTGAGCAATAATATCACCAGTATTAATACCAACTACAGAGTCTAAAGTAATTGTATTTGTACCACTGGCATGTTCTGCCATTACTGTTCTGATACTAGTTACATCACCAAGATGTAAAATTGCATCATTTAAAGTTGAAGTTGTAGAGTTGACAGTTGTTGTAGTACCATCAACTTGTAAATCACCTTTGATGATGACCTTACCTTCATTACTTAATCCATCGGGATATGGATCAATATACAGTTCATTACCACCACCTGCTCTAGTTGCGATAACATTGGATGAAATACCAATATTACCAACTTCAAGACCATTTGTTATATTGACGTCAGTTTCATAAGTCCAGGGAGCACCTGTTACCTTAATACTATTATCACCATCTTCATCATATTCAATCTTTGAATCTTTATCATTACCAAACGTTAAGAAAGTGTCATCAGGAATGACAACCTCTCCAGTTCCATTTGGATCGAGAACTATATCTCCATCGGTATCAGTGGATGATAATGTATTTGCATCTAACCTTAAGTTATCTACATTCCATTCATCTACTTTAAGTGAAGATGCTCCACCTAAACCCGTATTATTTGCTGGTGCAAGAACTGCAACAACACCATTATCTGAATTTCTCGTATTTGTTACACCTTGGATAGCACCTGGGTCGTGCTCCATCATTGAGGTGTAATAGAATCCACCTACAGGATTGGCGTTTGTGCCGTCATCTCCTAGGAAAATCCTATCTTTATATTGATTTGTTCCTCCGTAACTACCAATACCAGTTACGTATCCAAGTTCACCCCATTGTAAACTGGCTGGTTTGCTAGTACCTGAGGATCTCTTAATCCTAATAATACTTGCCATGTCAGAAATTTCCTCCGTTGATGTCTAAATTCTGCGTTGCACCTGGTGTCAGGGTTAAAGTTGCCTCCCATTTTCGGATGCTGCTGTTGTAAACAAGCACCATACCATTCTGCAAGTTAGAAGCACTAACATCACTGAGTTCTGCCAAAGAAAGACCTTGGGCACCCGCCAATGAAGATATTACTTTTACAGCGGGTTGCTGACCTACTCTGACCTTTATTTCAGCCATTTATATACAATTCAGGATGTAAATATATTTATATTCCTGGAAGTCCTAATCTAATTACAGTTTCCTGTTGCTTCAAATAGAGCTTGACATATTATTTTGCAATATTTTTTAGCATATCCCTATCATCACAAGAATCAATTTCTCTTGCTAGTTTTGTATATTCAAAACTTTTAGAAAGTTTATCCAACGTAATTTCATCTGGGTCCATTAGTAATCTCCCTTAGTAAGGATTTTATTTCTTCAATGTCTTGTTTAAGTGAATCTAACTCATCTCGCTCTGACTGCTTTCGCTTCTTCATTTTAATATATTG